AACGCTTCTAGTAAGTGATTCATTTATCTTTCCTCTGGTAAGTCGGGCATACTATCCCCATAAATTTCTCTACACTGTTCCTCGAAATCGGAGTCCCAGTATAACTCGTGTTTTTTATTTTGCCAATCTTCTATTGCTTTTTTAATTGCATCTTCTGCTAAGACTGAACAATGAATTTTTATTGCAGGCAGCTGTAATGCTTCTGCAATATCTTTGTCTTTTATTTGTTTGGCTTCTTCTATTGTTAATCCTTTTAACATTTCAACAAACATAGTAGAACTTGCTATAGCAGAACCACAACCATAAGTTTTAAACTTAACATCTTCTATGATGTCTGTGTCTGGATTTAATTTTAATTGTAGTTTCATTACATCACCACAAGCAGGAGCGCCTGTTAATCCAGTTGCTACTGTTGGGTCTTTAGGATCAAATCGTCCTACTGAAAACTGTTCAGGACTATTTAATACTCCTTCAAATCTTTCTACTACTTCTTTACTGTATGCCATTAATCTAGCTCTGGGTCATAAGAATCTTGACCATCCTCTTTTAGTTTTCTATCAGAGGCGTAGTAAGATGCTTCTACTTCGGGATCATGATCCCAATTTTCTTCTAACTTAATTTTTTCTGTCTCCATTATTATCTCCTAATGCGCCTTTGACAAATCCATTGGCAAACTTTTCAAGTCTCTCAGGAATTAATAGTGTTAATACCATAAAAGGTAAAAATATAAAAAATATACTAAAAACAATTATGCTTGATAATATTGGTCTTTGTGCCAATATATTCTGAGGTGCTACTTTATTTATTATTTTTAGTGATGGAAAATAAATCTTCCACATAGAAAGTAATGCGCCTGCTAGCCAAAATGCTAATAAGTATTGCCAAAAATCTGTCATAAATATTCGTTTAAATGCTTAAGACTTCCTAAGTCATAAGCGAGTGATCCACTGTAATGCCCTGCATTGTTAATTGTGCCAAAATAGGGCGATTCGCACTCTGCCATCTCTGTAATCCAAAGAGTATAATACTTTGATCCATACTTTTCTTCATAGTTTATTCTTGTATCTTCTTTTAAAATTGTTGCAACACAGTTTTTTCGTACTGCCCAAACTCTTTCTCCAACTTCAAAAGTTTCAGATACACACTGTTCTGGTAGCATTGCATTTCTAATTGCTTCATAATCTGATTCAGGTAATTTTTGTGGGATACCTAATCGTTCTATAACTGCTTTAATAAAAGCAGGAGATCTGTAGAGTGCTTTTGCAATATCTGAAATGTTTGCCCCTTCTAAATAATAAGTCACGATGCTCTTCTTTTCGGCTTCAGTGACTCCTTTTCCTTTATTCTGTGATTTTCTTAAATCACGATATCTTATTGTTTCTTTATGTTCCTCAATAATATTATTGAGCCTTGTAGTGTTATATGTGATATTAAGAATACTACATGCTTCTTTCTTTGTTATAGGTTTTTCACTTTCTAACAAATCAATTACATGCTGTATATTACTTTCTGTTAGTTTTTCATGTTTTTTTATTCGTGCTGCCAATCTCGTTTCCTAATAAAATTATTGCGTAATGAATGATCTTTAGTAGATCTTCTTGATTTTTTCCATACTTCTTCCCGTACCTTTGGGCATATTTAATTATATTGCCTAAACAAAATCCTTCTCCATGCCCTGCATCAAATATGAACTCTGTTGATTGTATCTTGTTCATACTGTAGTGAAGTTCATAACTGTTATTTATATGCTCTTCCACCATTTTTTGTACAAGAGGTTCCTCAAATTTATACTTTATCACTTAGCTGTTATCCTTTTTTCATAATCAGCATAATCCTCATTCCACCAATCAGGTTTATCACGGTGTGACCATGCTGCAAAAGTTGCTTTATCAAGATGGTAATAATCACGATAAGATTGTATTGGATTATCATAGTTTTTCAACTCGTCAGGCATAGCAAGACCGAAAGTTGTAAACCCAACTCTCGGAAGATTAACAGGATCTGGTAGTTTGTTTACTACTTCCATAACTGATTTGTGTAGCTTTCCATAACGATAATGGTATTCATCGTTCAGCGCATTAGCATAGCAATGAACCCATTCATGATTATCCAATGACTCTCTTGCCCAGATTGTGCAAGGGTGATTATACATCATCGGAAGGTAGGGGATGGGTCGTTCCTCGGGACTTAAGTGCTTGATCTCAGCTTTCGCTTTATTCAACACTTCGCGTTCTTCCGCTTCAAGGGCGCGAGGAACGAAACCCAGTAATTTATCAATCCAAATAGTAGTGCATAGTATCTGTGCAGCTTCAAGAGGCATCTTAACAATATGCTTGTCAACATGATACTCTGCTGCTTTGTCTAAGTCTTCGTCAAGATAAAATAAATTCATCTATCTTTCCCAGCACTTATAGCCTTTGCACTCATTTTTAGTAAAACCAAAAGGTTTACAGTAAGGGCAAGGCTTATCTGATTGTTTGATTTTTTTAATATCCTTGAATTTTTTCATAACTTATATTATACAAAATATAAAAGGAAAAGTCAAGAACTATTTTTTGTCTCCATTAAAAGAGGATGATGATTTACTGGTTCCAGCATAAAGCCCAAACCAAGCGGCACCAGCACCCACAATTATACTAATAAGTCCTGACTGCTCAAGGGTAGGTTCTGGTAAGTCCATAAACCACATAGTCGCATAATAAAGTAAGAAGATGTAAACGCTTAGAAAAGCACGGGGAAAAATCCTCCAGCTGTCTACAGCGGCAGCCATGTGTATCCACTTTTGCCACGGATTTACTTTGTCTTCATTTTCTAACATAAAGATTTTTTGTTTCAGGTCATTGTTCTCCTGAATCATCTCCATGAATTTACTTAGATCAATTTCTACTTCATTACGATCCATGTCCCCACTAAAATGTCCACTAGGCATGTTCATAATTTATCCTCAGCTGTTTACAGCTTTATCTTTAGCTTTACCTACATTAAAAGCAAACCAGTCTAAAAGTTTATATAACTTTCCGACAAATTTATCGTCTGCAGGGGTAGGTGTAAGTGCTGCAACGATTGAAGCAAACATTACCAACCAAGGTATTACTTGAATCCAACCGATTACCCATTGAAAGAATCCTAACATTCTTCTCTCCTATGCTCTTGCGAGCCTTGCCTTTTAGGCTATTTCATACTTAATGATAGTATTTAATCTTAGATCTTCCCACCTTTTATCGTGAATTCTATAAACTAAAATACTATCAGAATCCGACTGATTTATTCTATTAGTAAAATAAGTCGGATTAAGCGTACATCGTGCTATTCTTTCTTCTCCAGATATTAAACTGGTAAAGTAAATATCCACAACGTTTCGTTCTAAAACTGATTTAAGTTCTGAAAATGTATAACTCATTTATTTTGTTCTAAAGCTTCTATTCTATCTACTAAGGGTTGGTATCCGTCAAAGCCTTCTATTCCACACTTAGGGTGTGCCATACTTTCTAGCTTTATTACTCTTTCTTCCAACTCCTCTAACCAATCTTCATTTTCTTCAAAACGACCTTGTACAGCAGGGTTTCTATCAAAGAACTTTGATCCCTTCATCATTACACGATAGTTTTGAAAAAAGTGCCACCAATCAGCTATTGTTTTCCACATAAAATATTATGTCTCCAACACTGTGTAACCCTTCTGTATCTTCATCAGGAATTTCTATTTCGCACTCTTCTTCTACTTGCATTATAACTTCTACTATGTCTAAGCTATCTGCACCTAAATCATCTATTAGATGTGTAGTAGGAGTAATTGCATCTGTATTAAAATGATCTTTTAATATTTTATGTATTTTTTCACTGTTTGACATATTCTATATCCTCTGTGGTTACTGTTCTATAGTAAACTACTATAGATTTTAATTCTGTTATGTATCTTTTAAGTTCTTGCATATTGTACGCCATTAGTTCATAGTCAGGCACACTCATAGCAAAGAATACTAAATCTCCTGAGTTTGGATTTTCTTTTTTAACTCTTTCTAAAAAC